ATAAGGTTAATATAGTACTAATATAGTAATATACGCAAACGCAAGCAGAGATGAATGTTGCGTTGAACATCAAGCAGTTAGAAGGTTAATATAGTACTACCCTACCCACTTTGACGGTTTGAAAACCTTGTCGGGCGTGGATGACGCATCTATGCACGGGAAATTTTAAATTACTTTGAAAGTGTTTCCCATCAAAATTCGGAAATTCCGATCAGGTCTCAAACCATTTCCGGTCAAAGGAGTAATATTCCGATCAAGGATCAATACAGGGTTCTTATAATTAGTCTATATATACTATACTAGGGATAAACTTATCTAACAATATCCTATCAAGGATCAATATAGGGTTCTTAATATCTATTCTCTCTATATAGGGAAAACGGAAAATAATACTTACCAAGGTTCATATATGATAGTACTATCTTCTTTATATATTCTATTGGTTTTTATTTTAGAGTTTGAACGTTGATCATTCATATATTAGGTATTCTTTTACTTGCTTTTTTAAAAAGTGAACTTAGAACGGTTCTAAATAAGGTGAAAATTGGTTATATTACATAATTGATAGAATGAAGGGTGAAAAAGGGATTCTGGTTCTTTTAAAAAATTTATTGAATATTATATATCTTATTTCTCCAAAAATATATATCTTCGTTACTCTATTTAATTATGCACGAAGAACAGGATTTATGACGCACAGAACCAATCTTCCTACTAAGTGGAACCCTCAGAGAGTAAAGCAGGTTTTTGAATTGGCTTTGCTAGGAGCTACGGATGAAGAAGTGGCTAGGGTGATGGATGTGGACATCAATACTATCAATCTTTGGAAACGTACCCATCCTGAATTTCTCCAGAGTATGAATGCCGGTAAATTAGCTGCTGATGCCAAGGTGGCTCATTCCTTATATAAACGTGCTACGGGATTTTGGATTGAAGAGATGCATGTCTGTATGTATCGTGGAGAGGTTATTCAAACTCCGGTTATGAAATATTATCCACCCGATTCGTGGGCTGCTAATAAATGGATGTCTATTCGTCAACGTACTCGCTGGAGTGAGGTGGTTAAGATTGAAAATACCCAGACCAATATCAATATAAACAAATTTGATTTCTCCGGTTTGACGGTAGATGAAATGAAATTTGTCCGTGACCTTGGAATGAAGCAATTGGAAGCCCATGTCAATCAGAACTAAACACTCTTCTACTTTATCCATTGAAGAACGTAATGAGAAGTTGCGTACTTTGATGCTTAATCCTTTAGTAGTAGCTCGTGAACTCAACAACAGAAGCCTGTATGAGTTCATTCAATATTTCTGGCCATTGGTATCGGCTCATACTTTCTCCGCTAATTGGCACATTGAGTACCTGTGTGGGGAACTTGAAAAAATAGCTTTACGGGTGTCCCGACATGAACCTAGAGAATATGATATGGTTATCAATGTTCCTCCAGGTTCCACTAAGACAATCACATGTTCTATTATGTTTCCGGCTTGGTGTTGGACTAAGTGGTATGATATGCGTTTTATTTGTAGTTCTTACTCAGCTCAGTTATCCTTAGAATCTGCTGAGTATTGCCGTGAACTAATAAGGAGTCAAAAGTTTCAGGAGATGTATCCTGAATTGGATATCAAACCGGATAAAGATACCAAGAGTAATTTCAAGATCATAAAGAAAATAGGGGGACGTAATAATCAGGTATTGGTTGGGGGTAGCAGGTACTCTACATCGGTGGGGGGTACTTTGACAGGATTTCACGGGGACATTCTGCTAGTGGATGATCCCCTGAATCCTGCTCAGGCTGCTAGTGATGTAGAATTGGCTAATGCTAATCATTGGGTGGAACAAACTCTTAGTACCCGTAAAACCGATAAAGCAGTAACTCCTACTGTTATAATAATGCAACGTTTGCATCAGGATGATCCTTCCGGTCATATGTTAGCCAAATTGAAAACTAATATTAAACATATATCCCTCCCAGGAGAGTGTCGCAATTATGCTAAACAAGTCAAGCCGGCAGAACTAATAAAATACTACAAAGATGATTTGTTGGATCCAAAACGTATGCCGTGGAGTGTCTTGAAAGACATGGAGGCAGATTTAGGACAGTATGGTTATGCTGGACAGATAGGACAAGACCCAACACCTCCAGGAGGGGGAATGTTTAAAGTGGATCATTTTCAATATATATCTACTATGCCTTCAGATAATCATGTAGTTAAAAGAGTACGTTATTGGGATAAAGCAGCATCTACTGAAAAAGGTAGAGCATTCACAGCAGGGGTGAAGATAGCTTTATTAGATAATGGACATTGGGTTGTAGAAGATGTTAAAAGGGGCAGGTGGAGTAGTAATGAAAGAGAACGTATTATAAGGGAAACTGCTGAAGCTGATGGTTATGCTGTTGATATTTGGGAAGAACAGGAACCAGGTTCAGGAGGAAAGGAATCAGCCCAGGGAACTATTCGTAATTTAGCTGGTTTCAGAGCATTTGCAGAGACAGCATCTGGGCAAAAGACAGAAAGGGCTGACCCTTATTCGGTTCAGGTTAATAATGGTGGATTTAGCATTATGAATGGTTTATGGAATCATGACTTTATAGAAGAACACCGATTCTTTCCATTCAGTACTTATAAGGATCAGGTTGACGCTGCTGGTGGAGCTTTTAATAAACTAGTAGTAAGAAAATTGGTAAGATGTATTAATTAAATTATATTGCAATGACAAATTCAGGTAAAGTTAAATTTTTTAACGAAAGTAAAGGTTATGGATTCATTAAAGATGATTCTGATGGAGTTGATCACTTTTTTCACTTCACCGGAGTACTTGATCCTGTAAAAAAGGATGATTTGGTTAAGTTTGATCTTGAAAAAGGATCAAGAGGGATTAAAGCCGTCAATGTTAAGAAAATAGAATAGTATTAATTCTTAAACATTTTGATTATGGATGCTCAAGATCGTGCTGAAACAAGACAAATGATTACAGATATAGTTGGTAGTCCATTAGCAACTATACATGGTAAGTTAAATTTGATTCTTTCTCAGAATAGTAATATAGAAATTCAAACAATCAAAACAAATAGTAGGGTAACTCATCTTGAAGAAAATCTGGGGGTATTACAAGGAAAGGTGGATAATGAGCTTCCTCATACTGTTTCTTCTTGTCCACAAGGTCCAATATTAGAAGATATAAAAATTGATATAGCTGTAATTAAATCAGGAAAAGATATCAAATTAAAATTTCAGGATACATTGAGAACAAATCTGGGTTTGATTCTGGTTGGAATAGGTCTTGTGATAAATATGATAATTAGTTATTCTAATCATCAAGTAAGCACTAGCAATAATAAGTTAAATTCAGAGCAATTAACCAATCAGAAAGGCATAGTTCAGAATATTAAAGCAATGCTAAAGTCAGATTCTATATTAATAGAAAAACATAAGTAATATGACAGGATCAGTAGATACACCAGTACAACAGAACTTTTCTATAAGTAAAGGAAGAACAGGAACTTTTACTGTGCCTGTTACCGGAGTAGCAAGTTGGACAGCATTGTTTGCTAAGTTATTTGCTACAGATGCTATTGGTAATTCTGCTTTGGTTACATTAACCGGAGCAATAGATGGACCAAATAATAAGATTGTCTTTAATTATTTGAACTCTGATACAGTAAATCTTACTCAATCTAGTTTATACTATGAGATAGTAATTTATAAGGCAGATAAATCATACATGAAGGCTTGTACTTATGGATTACTTAATATAGCTCCAGTAGTTAAAGTGGATCCAACAACATAAGATATGGAAAGAACTAAAAAACCAGGACAAAAAGCTTCACCAGGAGTATATACTGCTGATGATTTGGCTACATATGGGAGTGCTTTAGTAGGTAGGTCATTATTAGCTGCTAGATTAGGTACTCAATCTTATGAAGGTGCTAGAAACTTATATCAAGCACTTGGTTATCCTACTGTATTAGTATTTGATGATTTTCTTGCAAGGTATATTCGTCAGGATATTGCAAAGGCAGTTATTGATCGTCCAGTAGTATCTACATGGCAAGGGGATTTGGAATTAGTGGAATCGGAAGAAGCTTCAGATACTCCGTTTGAAAAAGCTTGGAAAGATTTGAATAGGGATTTTGGATTGAAGAGTGTATTTACACGGGTGGATCGTTTAACAGGTATTGGTCAATATGGAATACTTCTATTAGGATTGGATGATATTAAACAGCCAGAAGATTTTGCAAGACCAGTTTCTGCAGGAGTAAGAAAATTAATATATGTTAAACCTTTTAGTCAAAGAACAGCTAGAATACTTACATTTGTAACAGATTCAAAAAGTCCAAGATTTGGATTACCTCTTATGTATTCCATAGATACTCCTCTTATGTTTGATGTAGGATATGTAAGTCAAACTACTACAGCAACATCCGTATTTATAAATGTACATTATTCAAGAATTATTCATATTACTGATAACTCATTAGAATCAGAAGTATTTGGTACTCCACGTTTGGAACCTGTATTTAATAGGTTAATGGATTGTGAGAAGATTGTAGGAGGAGATTCTGAAATGTTCTGGAGAGGTGCTCGTCCAGGATATTCTGGTACAGTGGATAAGGATTATACCATGACTCAAGATACAAAGGATGCTTTAATAAATCAGTTGGATGAGTATGAGCATAATTTAAGAAGGTTCTTAGTTAATGAAGGGATTGATATGAAAGCTATGGCTCAGCAGATAGCTCCTGATCCTCAAAACCACTTAGATATTCAAATAACTATGATTTCTGCTGTGACCGGTATTCCAAAGAGGATATTATCTGGTAGTGAGCGTGGTCAGTTAGCAAGTACACAGGATGAAAACTCTTGGAAAACATTTGTACAGGCAAGAAGAGAGGATCATGCTGAACCAAGGATTATACGTCCATTTGTAGTAAGAATGATGGATTTAAAGATATTACCTAAACCAGCAAATGAAAATTATAAAATTGATTGGCTTGATTTATTCTCTATTAGTGAAAAGGAACGAGTTGAGATAGGAAAGAGTAGATCAAATGCATTAAGGGAATATACAACCAATCCAATGGCTCAATCGGTTATTCCGGTAGATGCTTTCTTGGAATACTTCTTAGGTATGGATACTGGTCAGATACAGTTAGTAACTAAGATGAGAAGTGAAGGTATATCAGAAGAACAAAAGAGTTTAATGCAGGATATAAAGGATATTTCAGAACCAACAGCTATTGTTGAGACAGTAACTCCGGCAGGACAACCTACTGAAGCTCAGGTTGCAGCAGATAGATTAAAAAATAAACCAGTACCCAAAAGTAATCCAAAACCAGCACCAGCTAAATAATGAGTGAAGTATTTACATATCAACAGACAGTTCATTATGACCCTACTCATACTACGGCATTGCGTAATTCTTTTGCTCGTGATATGAAAAGAAGGTTTAATGAATTAATATCTGTAATAAAGAAAGGAGTTGTTGATCAGGATTGTTTTGGATTAAGTATTCAAACAAATCAAATGAATACTCCTGGAAATTTAGCTTTTGCTTTTCCAAGAAGTTCAGATAAGATTGCAGCGTTTATGAAGTGGTTAAAGGAACAGGTGGATAAAGGATTACTTGAAGTATCTCAATACCAACAAATAGGAAATGCAGTGGAACAGGCTTGGACAAATATGTATATTAATGACTCATATAAAAGAGGGGTTATTCGTGCTCGATATGAATTACAGAAAGCAGGAGCTACAGTTCCTTCCATAGAAGATTCAGGAGGTATTAATGTAGCAATGATGAATCCTTTCCACATGGATCGAGTAGGAGTATTGTTTACTAGAGTATATTCTGATTTAGTAGGAATTACTACAGCTATGGATACTTTAATTAGTAGAGTATTAGCTCAGGGGATGATAGATGGGGATGGAATGGCTTTAATAGCAAGAAAGCTAATAGCAGTAATTACCGGAGCTGGAGCAGGGGATTTAGCTATGACGGATTCATTAGGAAGATATATACCAGCATCAGTTCGAGCAGAGATGTTAGCTCGTACAGAGATAATCAGAGCACATCATTTGGCTACTATACAGGAATATAGGAATTGGGGTATAGAAGGAGTATCGGTACAGGGAGAATGGAAAACAGCTGGGGATGAAAGAGTTTGTCAGGAATGTGCCGATATGGAAGGGAAAATATTTACTTTGGATGAAATAGAACCAATGATTCCTTTACATCCACAATGTCGTTGTATTGCATTACCATATATTGAAGATATACAAAAATATAGATAGGAGGATATTATGGAACGATCAAAAAAACAAATGATAATCTATTTACAGACAAGTGAAGGTTATCAGGTAGGAATTAAAACCCATCAAGGAAAGAAACACTTGGTTGTTCCGGTAACTATGATGGTAGAAGGAGTTCATGCTGGTAGTCATGGACCATTATTTCATTCCATAGATGAATTAGGTAAATATCCTCAATCTTGGGATGGTATTCCTGTAATGATAGATCATCCTCAGAATACAGATGGAGAAAACATATCAGCTAATTCTCCTGAAGTGATTGATAGTGTAAAAAATGTAGGTCGGGTATATAACACAAATGTGGAAGATACCAAATTGAAAGCGGAAGCTTGGTTGGATGAAAACAAGCTAAGACAGACTGCTCCACTAATCCTTGCTAAGATTAATGCAAGGGAACCTTTAGAAGTTAGTTTGGGTATGTTTACAGATGAAGAAAATAAGACAGGAGATTGGAAAGGAGAAACTTATAATGCCATAGCAACAAATCATAGACCAGATCATTTGGCTCTTTTACCAGGAGGGCAGGGAGCTTGTTCTTTGGCAGATGGATGTGGATTAGGTGTAAATAAAGATAAAAAAGGAGGTAATATGGAAAGAACAAGAAAGCCCATTGTCTATATTCCCAATCAGATTCCTATGGATGATACAGAATACTTGCAACAGGCATTAGAAGTAGCTTTGCAAAATTCTTGTACTGGAACTGGTACGGATAAGATAATATCTGTAGAAGGGGATTCATTTATTTATGAACATCTTACAACCAGTGGAGTAACAACTCGATATAAAGTTGGTTTCACTAGAGAAGATGGAAATAACAATGTATCTCTTGATTTTGAAGGAAAGGTTCAGGTCAATACTGCAGAAACAACGTTAAAAACTATGAAATCCTTGAATGTAGAAGGTTATTCCGTATCGGAAATAGGTGACCATGCTTCAGCAGGATATAAAGAGCTTATGGATGCCGTTCAACAGAAGCTTAACGGAATGGATACAAACGACAGCATGTATTTCCTTGAGGAGATATATCCTGATAGTTTGGTTTATAATGTTAGGCTAAGGTCGGGTGGCACAAAGATGTACAAACAGGATTATTCATTCAACAGCGGGGTTGTTGATTTTACGAATGATCCTAGTGAAGTGCATAAAAAGGTTGAATATGTAGCTAATACTATTCAAAGAACTAAATTTAGTAATAACTTTAAAGAAGGAGGACAAAAAATGCCGAACGCATCAAATTGCCCTAATTGCCTTAAAAAAGTGAATACCCTCATTGCAAATGAAGGTTCCACATGGAAAGAGGCAGATAGGGAATGGCTGTTGACTCAGGAAGAATCTGTTCTTGATCGCCTTGCCCCAGTGGTAAAGGAAGTTGAGAAGGTTATAGAAGTCAACAAACTCACTCCAGAACAGACTGCTGATCTTGCATATCTTGCAAAACAGCGTGCTGATCGGAAAAGTGAGATGATCCAAAGTATCCAGGCTAATTCTTCAAAAGAATTATGGCCAGATGCAGTACTCAATAAA